TGTTGACAGTTAAGGACAGTATATGTTATGATACTAAGTATAACATAGTGAGGTTATGAGTTTCTAACAGTTAATAGGACAGTGTTTGCGCCCTTGTGTGTTAGCGTGGCGGTGCGCGTTGCCCGTATATAAAAAAGATAGAGACCCTAACCTACAGACGTGACAATTCGAGATGTATATAAAAAAACCGCGAAAAATTTTCCAGATCCTATAACCTTTCATATATAAAAAAAAATCGCCCATATAAAATGTCTATAAAGGATGAAACAGTATATCACATATATGTAAAGAATGAATGTGTATATCCTTGTTTAGATGAAAAAGAATTTAATACAAAATGGACACAACTCAAAGGAATGGTTGGGTTGATGAAGACAGATTATACAGAAGAAGATATAACTTTTGAGAAACTCCCTGCAGAAAAAAGAAGCGGAGTCGGTGGTAGTAGTTACGATGATAATTTAGAACCTTCTTATTAACCGAACAATGATATTATAGATTGACAATATACATATATCAGTCTATAATTGAATTGAAGGTATTAAGAAACTATGGCAAAAGGATTTACTGTTAAAGCCAATGCTCCTAAAAAGAAAGCTGAAGAATGGGACATTGATGCAATTAAAGCACGAATGAAAGGAAAGACCATCGTGTTCTGTCTTCCAGGACGTGGATGTTCTTACATATTTCTGAAGAACTTTGTGCAGTTATGCTTTGATATGGTTCAGAATGGTATGTCTATCCAGATATCCCAGGACTATTCATCAATGGTTAACTTTGCACGTTGTAAGTGTTTAGGTGCTAATGTATTAAGAGGACCTAAGCAAATTCCATGGGATGGTAAGTTAAAGTATGATTATCAACTATGGATTGACTCAGATATCGTCTTTGATTCTAACAAGTTCTGGCAGTTATGTGATATGGCAGTTCCTGCAGAATCAATTAAAGAAGATGGAACTACAGATGAGGATCTATTAAAGAATCGTGCAATTGCTGCCGGATGGTATGCTACAGAAGATGGAAGCACTACCTCTGTTGCTCACTGGTTAGAAGAAGATGATTTCCGTAAGAATGGCGGAGTTATGAATCACGAGACCGTTGAGTCTATTGGAAAGCGTAGAAAACCATTTACAGTAGACTATACTGGATTCGGTTGGCTATTAGTTAAGAAGGGAGTGTTTGAAGAACTTGAGTATCCTTGGTTTGCTCCAAAGATGCAAGTCTTTGAATCTGGGGATGTTCAGGACATGTGCGGCGAAGACGTATCATTCTGTCTTGATGCAAAAGAACTTGATTATGAAATCTGGTGCGATCCTCGGATTAGGGTAGGGCACGAAAAAACTCGTATTATATAAGGTAATGGGACTCTTTGGAAGTAAACCCGTATTTTCGCATAAAACAGATGAGCAACTCTGGTATGAAATATCAGAGAACCTCACCGAACTCTCTCGAAGGGATGAAGTTGACTACCGTGTCCGTGCGACTCGTGACTCGGTAAAAGAAAAACTCCAAAAACTTGATTTATTATGATTTACACGATTGGTTCAGTATTTGTTATTGCTTTTATTGTTTTTATATACCTTATGTACAAGTATAATCCTCATTCATGACTATACTATACAATATTAAATACAAAACCGATGTATTACATAGTCGATTAACTGCTGAAGAGGCATCAGATAAGTTACAAGACTATGCAGATAAGTTTTATGCCTCAGAAGATAACCCAAATGCATGGCCATTTGACCCAAAAGACCTAACAATGGAGGAAATTATCGATGCCAGTTAAAACTAAGACTGGAGCTTGGGGAAGTTCTCAGTTTGTAGAGACAATCCCGAAGAAAACTCGTCAGGGAAACGGCAAACATACAAAATACGCCGCGAGTTCTCGAAATGGTGCTAAAAAAAGACCAAGAGGTCAAGGAAAATAATTCAAAAGGGCGAATCTTCGCTCTTTTTTTGTGTGTAAATAGAGAATATAGAAGATTTAAGGACATGAACGACTTTTTAGACAACCTGGCCAACGATCAACATCAAAAAATGCTTCGTGAAATCGCAAATGATGTCATAACACCGAAGAAAACGAATAAAAAAGTACAAAATGACCTATATGAGAAGCAAATTGACAATGATTTCTATGAAGGATTGGACTATGACGACCAAATGATACCCTCTGCAGAAGGCTAGTCATAAATCCTTAATAAATAAACAATAATTGCTCTATTTAAGTGCCTCTAGAAAGGGTTAGTCCCGGTTTTAAAGATATTAGTATGAGTTTTCAGGTAAATCCCCTGAATTCTGACCTTATTGGATTGAAAAATGAAAATGCAATTGCTCGTTCAATACGAAATATTGTATTTACCCTTCCTGGAGAGAAATTTTTTGATGAAAACTTTGGATCTAAGATTTCTGCTTCCCTTTTTGAGAATATTGACGACATTTCAGCGGGTCTTATTGTTGATGAAATTAGACAATCTATTGATAGGTATGAACCTAGAGTTGAATTGATCAATGTAGAAGCATTTCCTGATTTTGATAATAACTCTTTTGATGTATTAATCGTATATAACATTATAGGAGCAGATGTTGCTCCACAAGAACTACAATTCGCGTTGCAATCAACCAGATAAATGCCATTAGTCAACTTCGCTGATCTGGATTTTGACCAGATTAAAGTATCACTTAAAGAATATATCAGAGCAAACTCTACGTTTACTGATTATGACTTTGAGGGGTCCAATCTTTCGTCTATAATTGATCTTTTAGCATACAATACTTACATTACTTCGTATAATGCCAATATGGTATCGAATGAAGTGTTCATTGATAGTGCTACTTTAAGGGAAAATGTAGTTTCTTTGGCAAGAAATATTGGATATTTACCAAAATCAAGGAAAGCAGCGTCTGCAACAATCAGTTTTTTCGTAGATTGTACTAATATTAGTCCTACACCCTCTAATATAACCCTTAAAAAAGGTCCTGTTGCCTCAACTTCTGGAACTTTTGGAAATCAATCCTTTGTTTTTTCAATTATAAGCGATATTACAGTACCAGTATTGGATGGAATTGCTTCTTTTGATGAAATTGCTGTTTATCAAGGTTCTCTTTTAACATCTAACTTTACATATAGTTCTAGAACACCAAATGCGAAGTTTATTTTACCAAATAGTGGTATTGATACTTCATTAATTAACGTAGTTGTAAAAGGTAATCAAAATTCTACTACTAAAGTTGCATATACAGCTCAAGATAGTCTTTTTAACATTGGTAAAGAGTCTAAAGTCTATTATTTACAAGAAATTGAAGATGAAAGGTATCAATTAATATTTGGTGATGGTATTTTTGGAAAAGCACTTGAAGAAGGTAATTTTATTATTGCAGATTATATTGTATCCAGTGGAGATAGTGGAAATGGTGTAAATCAGTTCGAATTTGCTGGAAGTTTATCATATACGAGAAATGGAAACGATTATACTGTAACAGATGGCATTTCTTTGATATCAACTGATGTATCATCTAAGGGTGGTGAGACTATTGAGACTGTAGACTCTATTAAGAAGTTTGCACCTCGAATTTATGCGTCTCAAAACCGTGCATTAACTGCAAATGACTATGAAACACTAATTCCAGCGAAAATTTACCCAGAAACAGAGTCAATTTCCGTTTTTGGAGGTGAAGAATTGATTCCACCTCAATATGGAAAGGTTTTTATCAGTATTAAACCAAAAACTGGTGACTTTTTACCTAATTTAATCAAAGAAAGCATTAGGATGAGGTTGAAGAAGTATGCTGTTGCTGGAATTGTCCCAGAAATCCTTGATTTGAAGTATTTGTATATTGAAGTTGATTCAAAAATCTATTATAACAGTAATTTGGCCTCAACTGGTGCTGCTGTTTCTAGTACAGTCACAAATAATGCAAATAAGTATGCAGAATCTTCTGAAATGAATAAGTATGGGGCAAGATTCAAGTATAGTAAATTTTTGAACATTATTGACCAAAGTGATCAAGCAATAACGTCGAATATTACGACTATTACTATGAGAAGGGATCTGAGAGCAGCATTAAATAGTTTTGCTGAGTATTCAATTGGATTTGGAAATGAATTCCATATTAGAAGTATGGATGGTTATAATATTAAGTCTTCGGCATTCCAAATAAGCGGA